AATAATCCTGGGACACACATAGTTATTCTCCTTTTAAGTTTTCTTTTAGTAATCTAATAATTGATAGTTGACCAGCCCTAAAAGATATTTCTTTCTCTGATAGTGTGTGGTCTGGAAACTTGTCTGGAAACTGCTCGTCAAGATCATCAATCATCTTTTCGATGCGTCCCCATTCAAGCGTACTTGGGTAAGTTGGTGTTTGCATGTTCAAAAAATGCGGGCATTCTAGCTCGCTTAGTATCGGCAAGCTCTGGGGCTTTACCTTCGTACATTAAACGGTCACTTGAGTCCGTCCAAAATTTTCTGCTTAAATATTTGTTAGGTGCTATATCATTTAGTGGTTCAAAGATCCAATTTATAGTAGCCTTCCTAAGTTTGTCCAAAGAGTTGCTAGGACGTAAACCCATATCAGCACATACCAAAGAGTTGCAGGCGACATGAATTTGCTCATCTCTGGAAATATCAGCCGATACTGTCCTAAGAGCAGCATCGCCACAAAACCTATTGAAAGGTAGAATAACAAAGAAAATAGCACGTTCAGCCACCAAAGCTTTAAGGACAGTGTGATCTGGATGAGCTATCCAAGCATCACGTAATAGTTTAGCCTCTCTCTCAGCCTTATCGTCAACGCCAAGGGCGTCAGCGATGTAGCCAAGAGCAAGGTCATGGTTCTCCTCGTCCTTTACGTTTGAGACGAGAAGTGTTCTAGCAATTTCGGGAACCTCTTTGCTAAGGGTTTCCGTAATGAAGTCACCCACAGGTAGCTCCATATGGCGTATTGCCAGAGCACGGTAGATGGCTTCTTCACTACCTTCAAGTAGCTTTCCTTTCGTGGGCTTAACGGGAGTCCACTTTCTTTTCCGTTGTAATAACTTATCATAAGGGTTCATTCTGCACAACCTATACATGTAATGGGTTCGTTTAGTATCCCACTCAAGTAATCATCGACATCACTTTCATCTAATGCAGCAAACGCACTGGACTTATCTTGTGTATCTCCCATTACTTGTAGGGAATAATATAAAGATGTTTGGGGGCTGTCCAGCCACTCTTCAATGAACGCATTGTCATAGGTTACTACATCACTCCAAGAGTTAAATGAGTATCCGTGAAGAAGTCCCGTTTTATTGAGCATTGTCATTATGCCGTCTGCTACACGCTTGTATGCGTCCCAGCCAACTTCCGAGGCGATCTCAACTTCGCCATAATCATAAGATGTAACTCCAAATGTACCACTGTCACGGTCTACACTTCGAGCTATTGGTGGAGCAATCTCAGGACAGGATGTAAACCCATCAAGATCTTTGGTGCTGTAACTACATGATGCAGTAGGAGCTATAGCAAATGCTCTCTCCATACCATGCTCACGAGCTATATCAGCTGCTGCTAGTATTCCACGTTTGATAGCAAAGGCTATCTTAAGAGCATTTTCTGGTAAGGAAGTATCATCTTCTGAAGTTTCCACACCATAGTTAACTCTATCCAATGCCTCTCCAAACTCTGCATAAGTTACTTTGTAACGTCTAAGGAGGTTGGCAAGACCGAGCATTCCGAGCCCAACTTGTCTGTCATTTTCCGAGGCAAGGTACTCTCCAGATTTTCCAACACCTGTCCTTGAATGGAGATTACACAACTCGGACATACCTGTAGTGAAACCCTCTTGTATATCGGAGAGCACACAGGCACTGAGAGCGACATGCTGTAACAAGCACGTGCCACGTGAGGGCAGGTAAACCTCAAGACAGACGTTGGAGTAGATTCGTTTTCCATACTGATACTTAATTTTGTTTAACCAAATGTCACCAGACTTGATGCCGTGTAACAATGCTTCTTTATGAGGTGTGTTCTCCCACATCTCTGGAGTTAAATCTACACAACGTTTAACCCAAGCTAATTCTTCTCTTGGTGTTGTGATGTATTCTAGGATGTCGTCATGATCTAAGTCAAGATGCAGGACGCAAGCTCCATTTTTGTATACTCCCCCACGCCTTAGCGTTTCATTAAGGGCAGAGTATACTTTACCAAATGATACAGGGCCACTAGCGACTAATCCTTTCTCATTGGTGTGACCATTAGGTCTAATCTTAGAGAGATGTACTGCTACACCTGCTCCAAATCGTAGAGCATGACTGACAAAACGCCAGCTAGCTTCTATTCCATTCTCACCCTCGATGCTATCTTCAACTACAAATACTGTGCAGCTGACAGGTAAACGTCCTTCTGGTTCTTTAATCCACTGTTGGATTCTACCAGTTCTAGCTACCAAAGGGTGTGGAAACAAATCATTCAACATAATTAATTAGGAGTCCATAAAATAGGTTGGTTGCGGTCATGATCGAAATCTTCTTTTTGTAAGATCTTGGCTAGACGTGCGTTGAGCAAAGCGTCATCGTCTGATAACCCTCTATCTCTATAGGCTTTACACACTGCCTCCCACTTGTTTTCATTCTTGTCTAGTAATTCGGATGCTCGCTTGACTCCTATTCCAGGGCAACCAGAGTACCCATCTGTGGGGTCTCCGCTTAGGCTCTGTATTAGATGCCAACGATCACCATCTTCTTTAGTAATCTCAACAACATCATCTTTCATATCCCATAGCGTACTAGGAATCTGTCTCATGTCCTTGTCTGGACTGACAACAATATTGTTTGGGTCTGCAAAACGTGTTGCTTCGATGCCAATAGTATCATCGGCTTCTAACCCTTCGATTAATTTAAAGTTGTGGTTTTCTCTACAATAATTTACTAAACGTTTGTAGCCAAGGGGCTTACGTTTCATTCGATGTCCCTTGTAATCAGGGTAAATTTTCTTTCTAAAATTTTTAGTGCTTGAAAAGTATAGTATGAAGTTGTCTTCCATCATAGCTTTTGTCACTTTATTTAATTCATTATGAAATACTTTTAGTACTTCACTGAATTGTGATTGAGCGATGATGACATCTTCTCCAAAATCTATACCTATCTCACAAGCTTGAGCAGCTTTGTAAGCAAGGAAGTCAGAGTCAATTAATAGCATTAGTGTACCTGTGCCCAGTTGTCGCCAATTTGTGCGTCAGCTTCAATGGGTAATCGTAAGTTGTAATACTCACCAGCTTCTAGTGCGGATAGTTTGCATACCTCAGCTATGTACTCTGCGTTTGCAGCTGGAGCACCTAACACTTGTTCGTCATGCACAAAAGCATAACGCTCATGGGTAGTGTTGCCTAGTTTAGCATCAGTTAGTAGTAGCCAACGCTTTGCGATAACTGCTGCCGATCCCTGCAAGAGGCAGTTTAATGCTTTGTGTTCTTTGTCCACAAGGATTTGACGTTTGTCGATAGCACGTATACTACCTCTCGTAGCAACTTTCTTAGTAGCTTCAACCAAATCTTCGAGACCGTCAACAGCATCCAAGTAAGCTCGCCTAATCTCTGCCCCTTTCTTCTTTGCAGCTTCGGGGGATAACATGTTGTCATAAGAGAGTCCAAGTTTCTGGTTGCCCCCTCCATAAAGAAAGCAATACGTAATAGTCTTAACTTGTCTGCGAGAGATGCCAATTTTATCCGCATTGACTTGATGAATATCTTGTTCAAGTAAGATCTTTCCATACCTACCGCCATCGTATCTGGCTAAGTAGTGTGCAAATAATCTTAATTCTATACCAGCTAGATCGCTGTCGATAAGCTTCCAGTCTGGTTGTGTGATAAATAATTCACGGCAATCCTTGTCCGAACTTACTTGACTAAGATTCGGGTGTGAATGTGCCATTCGATGTGTCACTGCACCGATAAAGCAAGAGTGGTGAAGTCTGCCATCCTTGACTAGCTTCAACCACGCATTAGTTCCTTGGGATAACATTCCTAGTTTCTTCTGTATGACCAGAATTTCTAAGAATACTAATGCTTCCTCTGTATTTATTTCTTTGAGCACTGTCTCATCAATCACTGCTTTACCAGTGGGTGTGAGTTTAGTAGGTGTCCAGTCTTGGAAAGTTTTAAACCACCAAGCTATATGCTCTCGACTACTAGGATTAAAATCCTTTAACCTTTGCATCTCTGCCCCAGCTATGTAGCCTTGTTTCTTGTTGTCTCTTTTAGGAGTAAACAAGTTATGTGGAACGTAGTGGCAGATGTTCTCAGCCTTTCTTCGTAGGTTTTCCAGCCTAGTTAACAGCTGGTTCTCTAGTTCCTGTGCCTTGTTTATATCAAACGGCCAACCAGTGGCTTTTTGTGTAGCCATTAGTTCTGCTATCTGATGTTCTAAGACAATGCTTTGAGGGATTTTTGGAAATGTGTCCATAATTTAGCTAAGATAGCAACGTCCTTTTTACAGTAGTCCTGCATTTCTTGTGACCATTCTTGCCAGTCAGTAGTTTTAGCAAACGTGTCTTTGAAACAACGTAGCCTGTAACCATATGCTTCAAGACTGTGTGAACCATACAAACGAGCTGGCATCATAGGCCATTTACGTCTGAGGTCTAGCTCTAGCATGTCAGGGTGGAAGAAACGACTCAGTATAAGAGTGTCCCAATGTTTAGCATGACCCTTATAAAAAGGGAAGTGTTTTTTAATTTGCGGTATGTCATACATTATACCATTGTGAGATATAATGTTAGTAGCTACCTCCAAGTCATTTACTGCATTTGCAATACTATAGTTAGGAGAAGCTTGGTCATTGTACTCAGTTACTAGACCAGTATCTAGGTCTTGTGTAACTATACAATGTATTTCAGTACAATCTAATCCGTTTGTTTCTATGTCAAACGCTAGATTAATACTACCCGAAGTCTGTGGTCGGGTCGAAGTCGGGCGTAACTTCATGTTCGGTGAAGGTGCATGTTCGTAGGTCATAGATCAGTTGGTTAGCAACACCTACCTCTCCGCTGTTTCTGTTTTTCAAGACACGAACAGTGGTGGTGTTCTGTTTGTTTGGGTCTTGTTGGTCACGTTCAAGGGCAATGACTGTATCAGATAACTGTGCAATAGCAGCAGATCCTCTCAGTTGTCCTAGTGTTACACGTGCTCCTTCCTCATGGTTTTGATCTGACTGAGTACGTCTGAGATGTGATACAAGAAACAATGTGATACCAGTACGTTCAACAAGTGAGCGTAATTTCGTCATCGTGATGTCAATCATACGTCTCTCATCTCCGTCTAATCCACTCAGCAATATACTCAGGTGGTCAAGAAAGATAACACGACATTCCAATCCACAGGCAAGGTATTCGATCCTACTGTAAATTGTGTCAGGGTCATAGCTGCCAAAGCCATCGAACAAGAAAAGATTCCAATTAGCAATAGTACTGTTGTAGGCGTATTCGAGTTCTGCTCGTTCATATTCTTCAAGATGATAAGGTTTACCGAGCTGTGCGGACATTAATCCGAGAGCCGTCCTACGGTTAGATTCTTCAAGTGCCAAGTAACCGATTCGTTCTTGTCTGTTGAGAAGATGACTTGCAAGAACCCTACAGAAGCTGGATTTTCCTGTACCAGATCCTGAAGTAATTGTGATAAGTTCTCCATACCGTATGCCGTGCAGCTTGTCTTGTAATCCTTGAAATGGGTAATCATGGTCAGCGGGTGGGGTGGGTGTGGTAATTAATTCAAGTAATGATTTTGCATCAACGATACCGTCTGGTCTGTATGTCTTTGCATCCCAGATTGCACGTCTTACGGCTTCATTATCTCCTGCTTGTAGTGCTTCGGAAGCGTCTTTGTACTTCTCAAGCCTAGCAATTTTAGCTTTTCCAGGGGGTAGTAGCTCTGCACATTCTTGTGCTGCCTGTCTACCTGCCTCATCATTATCAAAGAATAATACAACCTCTTCATAACCTTGAAGTAGGTCTAACACCCTCTGTAATGATTTCTTTGCAGCCTTAGCTCCATTTGGTATGGATACATGAGGCCATTTGGGTTGTGCTTCCCATCCAGAGGCTGCATCTAACTCACCTTCATATATGGTAAGTCGAGTGCCTTTATCTGGGAATAAATTTTGCCCAAAAAGTTGATGGTCGGTGTTGTTACCTTCCATCCAGAAGTCTTTGTCTTTAGTTTTAATCTTAGCAGCACATACTTGACCAGTTTTAGTTAAGTAGTGCATACGTAAAGTCTCACCGTCCTTGTGGATACGGTACTTTCGACAGGTCTCTTCTGATAGACCGCGTTTCTTTAATCTAACAGGGGTTCCTTTAAGCATAGCTGTTTTGGTTTGTTTGCCACTATCGTCACGTAACTCCCCGCTATCAAAATGGTTACATACAAAACAATAAGTATGTCCATCATCATATACGGAATTACCGTCTGACGAACCACAGCTAGGACAGCTGGTGTGATATAGGAAGGCTGATTCATTGTTTAAATCCATCTAGGGTCAAATGATGAGTCGAAACTGTAAACGGGTTCAGTGAGTATAAAGTTAAATGCTAATGATACTCTGTCCTCGCTTTTATTTTTCTTGGCATAATGATTTATACAAGATGGCCAGAAATGTATTCCTCCCTCTTCTGGAGTTATAAACCAAGAATCATGTGTTGGATGACTTCTATTACCAAGGGCAAATTGATTAGCAAGAGTACCTGATAAAGGATTTAGCAAGAATAAACTACTAGCATCTACATAATTGTCACCATAGTACAGTATACCAGAGTAGAAACAATTACCGTGATTATGTGGTTGTATAGAATCACCTTTCTGTAATTTAGTAAGCCAAGAAGTACTTATCTTAAACTTAAAGGGTTGTCCATAAGTTGCAGTACAGAAACTATTAAACATTCTTAGAATTAAATCCTTGAGGTCTTTGTAATCCTCTAAGATTCTAAAATGATCAGTTACCATTTCTTTTGGAGTTTTTCCCTTCAAATAATTAACTTGTTCGCCTCGTAGTACTTGGTCATCATTCAATACATAACGTGTGTCCTTACGTAGCTCAGTGAAATCAAATTCAATTTTATCACTACCAGCAACATAAGCGAATGGTAAGTTAATATTCATTTGACCCAGTTAACAGGAATTGCATAGTATACGCACCAAGGAAATCCATTTTTCTCAGCCCACATCGCATAGGATGTTTTGGAGTGTTTGGATATTTTAGTCAGTGGGTTTTGAAAGATGAAACGAATGTCTAACTCTGGGTTAGCCTTCTTAACAGCTTTCATTTTGCGTCTCTGATCTGATGGAAAGTAACCTTTAGCTTCTAAGTATACATCCCCAACTTTAAAATCAGGAATGTACTTAGCTTCTATGACATATGATAACTTCTCAGATTCATACTCATAGTCTACATTTAACTGGTCTAATAGATCAGCTACTTGTTCTTCTAAATGACTACGCATTAGAAGTCGTCATCCTCAACAGAGCTAGGAGTACCAGCTGCTTCAACATTAGGGTCTTCAACCTTGAATCCCTGTGTCTTACCAAATAAGTCAGCTGCTTGGTCTGCTGTCATATCACCATTGTCAACAATGCCAGCTCCACTGTTAAGACTAATAAGTTGAACTGCCTTTAGTTTCAATGATGTACCTATATCACCTGTTGGTAATACGTATGGTTTTTGGAAGAAAGCTAGCTTAACTTTACTACCGCTGTAGATTGGTGTATCTGTATCCTTAATTGCTGTACCTTCTGTATCAACAATAACAGGGAAAAGTTTATCATCAACTCTCCAAGAAAAACGAATGTGGTAAGTACCTTGTTGATTGTCTAGCTCTTCCCAAGGCTCAGGCTTTACAGTAACTCTTTTAGGGTTCTTGCTCTTGCTTCTAGCCCATTCTAAAGCTGACTCACGTTCTTCTTCTAACTTAGTTATCAAGTCACCTTTTACAAGGGCAGATAACTTATATCCCCACTCCCCAGGTTTTAGGATAGCTTGAAAGCCATCAAGTGTTACGGGGTCGGGTGTGACGTAGGTGGTTGCCATAATTAACAGAAAAAATAGGTGGAATTTGAAACATCTTTAGGATTTAATGTTCCAACGATTGGCGGTGGTTCAGAGGCATTGATTGTCTTTGCAAACTTAGAGAGCCAATCTTCTTCGGAAAAGATATTGGCGTAGGTCTCTCGCACAAGGCGATTGAGTGTTCCCATGTCTCCTGCTCTGCAAAGAACTGAGTCATGTATGACTGTGAATGGTTCATTGAATTGATTAAAAGATCTGTGAAGGATCGAAGCATCGAATGAATGAATGTAATTAGGGGCAGTACTAGACTTATGCTTGTTAGGACTAGGTGTAGTGTTACCTGTAGGTAATCTTATACTTGTCCTGCCAAGTAGTTGTAGTTCCATCCTCATTGTTTCAATGTCATCTCTTCTTTGATTGACTATGAAACCAGATGGTGTGACCCATTCAACTGCAGTAGCACCATTTCTGATGTACTGTCCGACATGTTTCTTTATCCATCTCATAACTTGCATTGGGCCAGGCACGATACTGTCCATACTGTTGTAAACAGCATTAACAATTTGTGTCAGTTCATCCTTTGTAGGATCTATGCCTTCTTCAAGTAATGATTCACGTATGTACTTGCGACTGCTATCTTTAGTAGCATTGTAAGGAATTGTCATAACTGTGCGTTTGCACACGGAACGAGTCATCCAATGGTGCATGTACGTTGGTAAGAACTCTTTGGCTTGTTCTGCCACCGCTTTATATGCGTCACTAGGTTTGTTACTAGGGACAACATTTACTAACTCTGCTGTACTTTTGTCAGCTGCGAGCCCTGCGAGGATCTGTAATCCAGAACAGGTTGCGTCAACGGCCACCATAAGACCAGTAGTTAACTTGTCTTTAGCTATACAACAGTGGTAGTATTCATGACAAGCAGCCATGAATTGCCAAGGTTCGTCTACCTCTTCCCATGAAGACAAGTATCTTACGGGGTCAGTAGCAACTTTGGTGATGAGCTCAGTATTTTTAGACACCCATAGATGTCTGTCCTCTAGTGTTTCTTTATCCAATCCGTAGGTTGTAGCTACTTGGAAAGATAACCAAAACTCTGCCTCATCTGTCACACTAGCCTCATCAGCAAATCTTAAGATAGCCTTTCCAAAGTCAGTATCTTGAGGAGTCAAGAAAGCTGGTATAGGATATGCTCTACCTCTGTAGTCAAAAGACCAGCAAAGATAAAAGACATCATCTTTAAATTTGTTAGCTGCTTCTAGCTGTGTGCGTGTTCTTACTGATCGTTTAAAGTTTATGCGATCAGCATTGTGAGCTTCTGCCATAGCTCGTCTCCAAGCTAGGTTAGATTTCTCATTAGTATCAGCATCTACAGGGCGTGGGAGCTTAGTAGAAGGTGATATAGGTATAAACTTACCTATAATTCTACCCTTCAACCTCATCTCTTCTGCTGTGTACAGTACGTGCTGATTAACACAGTACTTGACGGCTTGTAACTTGTTTAAAAAGTTAATAGGCGTTTCTCCGTGTATTATGGTGGGGTTTCCCTTGCGAGTTAAGTCATGACCTTTCATCATGGTATTTGTCAGGTATCCACCATAAATGATATTACCCTCCTCATCATAGCCCCAATCGTCTGGTACTACTAGCATTGGCCAAGGTATACCAGAGAATAACTCAGCTGATTTGATTAGTTCAGCTCGTTTCTCATTGAATAGATCCGTTGGTACTACTCTGTAGTCGTAACGTTTACGGTGTGTCTTACGTTTGCTGATGGTAAACCATTGAGTGGTATCCATAACAAGTGTCAGAGCCCACCTGCCAAGAGATGTCTTAGCCTTGATACTCCAAGGTGTCCATCTGATGTCACGTTGACCAAACTTTTGGCTGGCAATAACCTCTTTCTGGCGTGTACCACAGGAATTGTGAAAGTATTTCTCACTGATGTAGTGCATCAATCCTGGATATTCCTTTTTGTACCATCTGAACTTACACTCAGACTCTAATGCAGATCCAATAGCAACAAGAGTAGGAGTGATAAGGTTAGCTCCTCTTTGTGTGCTAAATACTCTGTCAAATACAACCTTGAGTACAATGGTTGATATTGCAAGGGGTTCTAAATCGTCAAGGTAGATAGCTATGTCCTTATAAAACTTACCAGCTTGACCTGTTTTAAGTTTATGTTTAGTCTGTTCTACCTTTTCCATCAGATAAGGTAAAGCCTCTCTGATTGACGACACCCCGTACACGCTTGCGGAAGCGTAAGATTTGTCTTCTAGTTTCTCTAAAGAATCGTGAAGTCTCTGCCTCCCACAGCTGATCGCTTCTTGTTCTAGAAGAAACTGTCGGTGTAGGTTTGTATGCGTCACCATAAGCGAGAAAAAGTGAGTATTCGTAGTCGTCAAGACGGTCAATTTGGCGTTGTGTCAAATTAGTCATCATAAATTTTACATTGTTGTTCATAAGGAAATACTTTACAGTATTCCTCCATACTACTGAAGCATTGCCAGTTGGTCAAGTAAAAACCTAACTCACATGCTGCATTACGTTTGGTAGTTAACTGACCTTGAGAGGCTAATAAAACTAAGAACTTATCCATTGTTGGTGGCCCACACGGGTCAAGCTCAAGGCTGACCTCGCCTGTTTCATCATCAATGTAGTATCCTAGTCGATCTAAAATCTCAGATAAGTCATGTGGATTTAGTGTCATAGTAGATCATGTAATGTGTCAAGGATTGCATTACTGGTCATAACTACATAGTCGCAGTCATTCATCAGTAAATTCTTCATGTACCGCTTGGCTGCTATACCTTGGCGGTATGATCTCTCTTCGATCTTGCCGTCAGGCTTCATTGCCCTAACAACACAGACGTAGGAGGCGGGCAAATCCCAGGTGAGAGCTGCCTCGTGGCCCATATCAAAAGTAATCTCAGTCAACTCGTTGGTTGCATGCCACTTGTTGATGTCCTTTATTCTATTTTTAAATGGGTCTGCCTTTGCCATAGTATCATAGTAAGTTGAGGGTTGGTAGTGTGTGTGGATTGTACAATCAGGCTGACGATAGTGAGAATCATATACAGGCCAGCAAGCCAAGCTACTGCTTCGATGATGTCAGACTTATGGAACATCAGATTAACTCCTCGTCAAATCGCTTCATGGCGATCTCAGCTTGTTGTTCCTCTGATAGGTAGGGAAAGGCTAGTTTAACCTCTTCGAAAAGGGTCTCAAGCCTTTCTTGTGCGTGTGGTGTACTCATCAGCAGATAAAGTATCCGCTGCATGAGAATGACCATTTGAATGGGTAGTTTGTACCGTATTCTTCGGCAACTCTAGCATCAATGATCTTGGCAATGTCATCTCTGTCCTCGTATGTAAGACAATCGGCAACATTGATGTCTTTACTACGGCACGTAGCTTTGTCGTAGTCTTCCGCTTGTTTCATAAGATCATCATATTCCATTAGTTGAGAGCCTCCTCTTGCTTGAGTGTTCTGAGTTGGTGTGTCTCAATCTTGAACTCTTCGTCTGCAGCTGGTCTGTCCATCATGCGAGCGAGCCTACATAGTACAGCCTCTTTGCTGTCGAATACGCCTACAATTATAGTATCGTAGGTGTAAGGACTTACACGTATGATTGAATAAACCAAGGGTTCATCAGTAACATCAAAGGTCTTGATGTACTTGTCACCGATAGGTTGAGTGATGTTTGTTTTGATGGAATTAGCCATGTGATTGGAGCCATGTAAGTGAGCGGTGCATAGTTGCTGAGTCATCATCAAATTTACCAAAGGCTACGTTGCATGAATCGCATATGTAACCTCTAAACTTGTCAGTTTTGTGGTCATGATCGAGAACCCATTTAGTGGTATGCCTACCACATGCTGGACAGTCTCCAGCTGCAGGTACTGGATGGTTGCGTCTCAGTCTGCGTCTGACTGTCGCTTGTTTGTTGGAGCAATGTTTGCAAGTATTCTTGCGACCTGCTCCCTGAGTGCTAAATAGTGGAAACTCTTCCAGTAGTTTGGTTTCTCCACATTCTTTGCATCTTTTAGAGACATTCTGCATAGTAGTTGGTGTAGACTACTTCGTCTGCTAAATGGCCGAGACCTGCATCTTCGAGTATGTCGTAGATGTCTCTGCCGTCTTGGTCAAACTCAACAGTAATTGTGTTGTTTGATGCTGGGTTGTAGTTGTACCCTGCCTCTAATATAGAGGAGGATACAGACTTGTCGAAAGTAACAGTCATTGTGTGGCTAGACATTAGGGAGTACAGGTTGTTGTAAGACTCGCACCTTGGCAAGCTTGTGTTTGTATATTGAGACTGGTGTGATCTCTTTGCACTTGACACTCTTGAGTTTGCAGTTGGCATTGACCCAGAAGCCTAAGCTCATGTTAGGTTGTGCAAGTAGGTTGGCGATAGCTCTACGAGATACGTTAGTATACTCATAGCGTGTATCTGTCAAGAACTCAACAATAGCTGTGCCTGATAATGGGTCTACGTCAATAGACTTGACACATGTTGATGTACGTGATTTAGGTTGCATGGTATAAAGTGGTAAACAGCAGAGGGTGAGACCCTCATACAACCAATGTAACATGGCTGTAGGAGAACGTCAACCCCATTGGGCTGCCATAGCATCGGCAATACCTTGGTACGTAGTAGAACGTAGCTTCCATCTGTCTTTTGAAGGAGGCAGGTAGTGTAGACGTTGGCGTATCTTGTTAGGTAATCCTGACACATCTACAATGTCGGTGGGTTGTAGCTTGGGTAAGCCACGTAGCCACAGGCCAGTCTTTTTCTGCTCTGAGTGGCCGAACATGTAGGGTTGCACATACTGGGTAGCTTTACCGAGCTTGCTGCGTGACGATAGTGCACCTACAGGGTTTTCTATACATAGTTTGACACCTGATGACTCATGTAAGTCCCAGATACGCTCAACAAACTTGATAGCTGCAGGTTGACGGCCATCGGCTACTTTCTCAGCCCATCTGGATGCACCTGATACACTGAGGTGAGTGCAAGGCGGGTGGGCGATGATGAGATCCCAGTCGTACACATTGTGTGGCCATATAAGGTCGAACATGTTGCCTTGGTAGTGTTTACCGTTGGGACTGTCGGATGGTAGGAAGTCGCAGGATGTAGCATCGTGGCCACGTTTGGTGAACGCATCACGTACAACACCTGAGTACTCACAGGCTACGAGAACTTTCATACGTGTGGGTGTTTGGGGCGTAGTTTACGCATCTCGATGTATGCCATCTTTTGATAGAACAACTGTCTGCGTTTGTGCTCTTCGGGTGAGAGCTCTTGTGGTTTTTTAGTCATAGCGGTGGTGTGTGTTGGCGGTGAGGTGGCTGCTGCCTAGCATTACTCACTCTTTAATGATAACAATAATTACCTAGTCAACCAACGTGTGTTATACTTTGTAATATCCACGTAGGACATTGTGTATGCGTTTGTGGGTGACCCATGTAATAGCTTGGATGTCAGCTGCCATGAACGTTTCGTCAAGCTCTTCGTTGATGAACGAGGTGGCGTCACGGTAGTCTTGCTTGATTTGCTTGCGTAACTTCTTACCAATCGGTGGTGTTTTGGTAGTTGGTACACGTGAGCCTAGCCAGATGGAGTATGCGTGGCCGTCAATACATATATCGTCAAGACTTCTACGATAGATGCAGTTGTAGAACTCAAGGCGTTTGTCACCTGTGAGTATAGCCTCTGATGGAAGCGATGGCAGTGTGAGTAT